TACTTGCCGCTTAAGGAGCGCAAAGCATATTTCGCATCTGACGATGGGCTGCATATGGATATCAGACTTACTGATATCGGGCTTGGTGATTATTCCAGAAATGACGGGAGCACAGGGTACTTCTATATCCCTGCCCAGCAGATCAACAAAAAAGCGTACTATATGCTGATTAACGATGCGCGGCAGAGTGAAATCGCTGCTGGCGTGAATGTGGCGTTTGAGGCCGACTACAATATCTACCATTAAAGGACACTTTAAGTCACAAAACAGGAGAAAATCGTGATTAAATTATTCAGACAAACCGATAAAACGTTTGTTAGCAATGGGGATGCATACAATCATTTAGTTCACTATAGGACACCTTAAATCGCAAAAAAGAGGGCAACATGAAGAAAGTTAAACTATCCGATTTCATCGACTACCTTGAAAAGCAAGTCGGTCAGCCGTATCTGTTAGATACGATATATCAATGATTAACAGTAATTAATAATATGTTTTAAAGCTTTTAGAAGCGTTTAGAAGCTACTTTGATAGTTCAGTAATAGAATTTATTAGGTAAGCATAAAAACGCTTCTAAAAGGCTCTGAGAAAGGTTTAAATAGCTATGGTCAAATTCAAAAAGCAAGTAAATATCTTAGGCACAAAATATAGAATTGAAATTCATAAAATGTCCAAAGATAAATACATGAAAGATAAAGGTTTTGCTGGGTATTGCAGCGAAGAAAGAAAGCTCATTGTTGTAGCTGATATGAGTGAAAGAGAATACTTTGGCGGTCTTGATGAAATTGAAAAGGAAATATATGCACGATCTTGTTTAAAGCATGAGATTGTACATGCTTTTCTAAATGAAAGCGGTTTATCGGATAATGCCAATCAAATCAATTCAGCTTGGGCGAAGAACGAAGAAATGGTTGATTGGATTGCATTACAAGGAGCTAAAATTTATAGAGCTTGGCAAGAAGCTGGAGCGATTGAGGTATAAAATGAAAATCTATGTTGTTGCTACTACTAATGAATTAAAACTGCTTGATAACTACAATATAGAAAGTGATGATAGAATTATTGTTACTGGCATTGGCGCTACAAATGTTATCAAAGCATTGAAAGATATTGATGTAAAAACTCCAGTTGTTAATGTTGGCTATTGTGGAAGTAACATTCTTCCTGTTGGAACAATTGTAAGTGTTTCTAAATGTACAACGTATCATCCAATAATTAACTATAAAGAAGCAGAATATACTTTAGGTCAAGTTGGAAGTAGAAAAGTTCCGTTTGATGAAAAAGCAATATGTTTTACTAATACAGATTTTGTTACTGCTACGAAATATAGTGATCCATGTGTTTTTGATATGGAACTTGCTTTCATTTGTTCGCTTGGGTTCTTTGATGTTAGGTCGGATAAGTATGTTAGTGATAACCTTTCTTTGGACGAGTATGAAAGGAATAGCAAATAGTACGTTTTAAGCGCGTGAGAGTCGTTTTAAGCTGTGTTTGGGTATTCGCCTAAGGAGTTTTACCTTGGAAGCAAAAACCGCCTTAAAACGTCTATAAAATAGTTGAGGTAAAAATATGGGATATAATCAAGAAATAAAGAGCGATGCAGGAAAAGAAAAATTAAGTCTTGTTCCAAGTGAGATCATACGCAATATAGCAAGAGTAAGAGAATATGGCGTTAATAAATATGGCGATAAAGAGAATTGGAAACAAGTTGAAATAGAACGATATAGAGATGCAGCTTATAGGCATTTTCTTGGATATATTGATGATCCAAAGTCAATTGATAAAGAAAGCGGTTTGCCTCATTTATGGCATTTAGCTTGTAATATTGCGTTTCTATGTGAATTAGAGAAGGAAGGAGACAAAACATGTCAGTAGATGGTGAGAGAACTTATATAGCAATGACAAAAACTCCAATGAGTATGATTGCTGATGAACTACAAGGTTTATTTAGCAAACAGCTTTTGGAAGAATTTGCAGAAGTTATTAAATACTACCAAATTTATGATGAAGGTGCAAGTTTCGTTACTGGTAATGTAGAAAATGCAAATGATATCAGAACTAAACTTGCAGCAAGTCTAATTGATAAAGAAGCGCGTTTTATGTTTGCTGTAGCACCTGATATCACTATTGAAATTGATAAGAAGAATGGAGAGAAAGCAAGCGAAATTCAAAGCACATATCAAAGTATTGTTGATAAGGTGAGAAAAGACACCAAATTTAATCAAAAGCTGCTTAAAGCTGCAAAAGATTGCTTTATTGGTAAGAGAGTTGCCTATATTGTCAATTTTGATGATACAACTGGTAAGATCAATATTTCTTTCATGCCTTCTCTTGAGTTTGTTTATGAGACAGACGAGCATGATAATGATGTATTGACCAAACTGATTGTATTTTATGCTACAAATGATGTAAGCAATAAAGAGGAGCAATGCTATTTCAAAAAGAAGTATGAAATGGTAAATGGTAAGTGCGTTATTACTGAAGCGTTGTATAATGGTTTAGGCGATGTAATTGAAGAGAAAGATGAACTAAAGACTGATTTTGAATACATTCCTGGAGGAGTCATTTTAAACGGTGGCTTAACTGGCGATATGCTGGGTGAATCTGATATAGCGAAAGTAGCAGATTTAGAGAAATGTTATAATAAAATGAGTAGCAAGGATTTAGATGCAGAAAACAAGAACATGAATCCTATTCTGTACACTATTGACATGGAGAAAAATGCTACTAAGAATCTTCCTACTGTTGCTGGTTCGTTCTGGGATTTGATGAGTGATCCGAATAATGATGGCGCAAAAGGTGAAGTTGGTACAATTGAGCCAAAGATGGAATACAGTACAGCGTTAGATACCACTCTTGATAGAATTAGAGCAAATGCGTTTGAAGTTCTTGATATTCCTGATGTTAGTGCAAAAGCTATGCAGGGTGTAGTATCAAGTGGTAAGACGTTGAAAGCTATTTATTGGGGTTTGATGGTGCGCTGTGATGAAAAGTTTGCTGAATGGAGAAGTGCATTAGAGCATATTGCTACTACAATTATTGATGGTTGTAAAATGTTTGAAAAAGCAAGAAAACGCTATGCAGATGGAAAACTGAATGATATTGATTATTCTGTATTGGTTGAAAACAACTATCCAATTCAGGAAGACATCAATGAAGAAAAAGAAATGGATTTGCAGGAAGTGCATAACAAAGTACGTTCTAAGAAGAGCTACATGAAAAAATACATGGGTCTTGATGATAAGGACGTTGAAGAAGAACTTCAGCAAATGGCAAGAGAACGTCAAATTGAAGAGAATTCATATGGATTCCTTCCACAAAACGTTGGACAGCAAAGAGCGCAGAATCAGCAACAGCCAACTTTTAGCGATCTTTTGAATCAGGATGCAAATGCTAATATATAATAATATTATATTAATAATATATATATAAATATTAATAATTATATTTAATTATATTACTTTTGTTTTTTTGTTCTCTGTTAATAAAATATTTTTAATTTGGGTATTTACTTTTCTGTTTGAAAGTATTATAATTAATTTAGAAATTCAAATTCGGAGGAATAAATGATGTCAAGAGTGATCAATCTTGAAGCTGTTAATTCAGCAATTGCAGTTTATGAAGAAGCGTGTTTGAACTACTACAGAAAACCTTGTGAAGAAACAGTAAAACAGGTTATTGATTCAGAACATTGTTGTGTTGACTTGAAGGTTAGAAGATCAGAACTTACAAGAATTCGTTTGAGTGCAATGAATGCTGTTTTGGAGGAAAGAAACAATGAACGCTAAATATGTTATTGCAGCAGGATTGGTTTTGTTGGTTTCTTGTGTTATTTCTTTTGTTGTTCTGTATCTTGCAGATAAAGAGCATAAGAAGCATGAGAGAGAAATGGTTGACAGAGCGCGAATGGATTGGGCAAGAGCATATGACGCTTCTGACGCTTTGCACATTCGTCAAATTGGAGCATATCAAGATGTAATTAATGCGAAGGATGAAGTAATTGCAGAAAAAGATAATCGTATTACGCAACTTGAAGAAGAGATTGCATTGAAGAATATTGTTATGGCTTGTGCAAAGCTTGATGGTTCTATTGACGTTGAGCAATTAAGGCAAATGGTAAGAGAAAACAAAACTATTTCTTGTTCCTATTGCAGTAATGAAGTTTGTGATGGGTGTGAAGAAAATGAATGATCGTATTAAGAAAAAGAAAAATAAAGAAGCATTCCTTGCAAGATGAGAACGAATTAAACAAAAAGAATATGGCGAGTTGGTAAATTTTATTGCATTTTGTAAGGATGTAAATGATTGCGTTTATAGTTTTCAACATGCAGTAAAGGTACTTGCAGATAACATTTGTGACTGTGCTGGAAATTTAAGCTGGAAATTTAAGATTGATGTTAATAAGATTGATGTTAAATGGTAATGTAAATGATGAAAGATCAATTAGATGATTCATACGTTCAATTTGTTTATCTGTTTAAGAAGGAAATTGCAGTTCGTGGGTTGACACATAAGCAGGTTGCTGAAATGCTTAACACAAGTGAGATGAATCTTCATAACTGGCTTTATTTCAAACGGCAAATGATGGGAGAATTTGTTGTTAGAATTATCAAGTTATTCGGTTTGAAGATTGAATAAATTGTTTAGGAGTATTGCAAATGGCAGTTGATTATAGCAATGCAGAACAAGATAGAGAGTTGTTAATAAGTCAGAGGCAAAGAAGAACTGCAAAAGCGTTTGAAGAAATGCGTAAGCAAATTGACGAACAAATTGCAACAATGAATATGTCTACTGTTTCCGAAAAAGTAAAACGACAGCAGCTTGAAGAGATACTGTATAAATTGCAACAGTCTTTAGAAGCGTTTTACAGCGGTTTAGAGATCGGTTTGCAGTCTGATATGGTGACTGTAGGACAATCAGTATTAAACGACTCTATGACCTTCTACAACGCTTTAAACATGCCGATATCAGCGGCTATTACTTCATTCCCTGTTGAGATCATGGAGAACGTTGTAAATGGTTCTGTTTACGGTCAAAAGTGGTTTCTTTCAGGTGCGCTTTGGGGCGATTATCAGAGTAAGCTTGACGATATCAATGAAGTGATAACAAATGGCATTGGTCTGAATCTGCCAGTATATGACATTGCAAAAAATCTTGAGAAGTATGTTGATCCTAATGCTTGTAAAGATTGGGATTGGTCAAAGGTATATCCTGGAAGTGCTAAGAAAGTTGACTATAATGCGCAACGTTTAGCAAGGACGCTT